TTTACTGTGCCACCAGTACAAGTGGTACATCTCAACACTAGACTCACCGAGTTGTGCTTATAATGTCAGCAACAGTGTAAAGTGTATTTGCAGTTAGATTCCTTATACTTGGAGACAATATAAACGAAACAACAAAAATCAGTGCAATAACTTTCATTCGATCTGGCGATTTGAATGTGAGTGTTTTAGTTCTCATCAAGCACAAATAGAATATCGTTTCTGAAAGTCATAAGCACCTTCATCTTCTTCGATTGCTTCATATACAATTACATCTTCACCAGCAAGTTCAACACTCCAATCAAGTGCCTCTTCCTTTGCTTCATAAAAATTATCAAACCACTCTGCATCAATCAAATCAAAAGACTTGGGGCAAATAACAAACATTGGAATCAAAAGTAAAAGAATAAAGTAGCAATTGGTGGAATCGAACCACCGACATAGAGGGTATGAATCTCTTGTTCCACCACTGAACTAAATTGCCCCACAGAGGGGAGAATAATCTCCCCCCAAATTAAACTCAGACCGCTGCCATATAAGCAGCAATCTCATCATCATTCTCAGGACAATCAGCAATTCCTAGTTGCTCACAAACATACTCACGGGTGAGTTCAATTTGCTCAGGAACCAGGACATTCAGAATATCCAGGAGTTGAGTGCCAGTAGCACCTTTGCGGAGCATACCGAGCATAACATCCTTAGAGAAATCAACAGTCATTGTAGTTTGTGTTAGTTTGACGTTTGAGGCGGGGCGTGACTCCCTCCACCCTTTTAATATAGCACTTTTTGGGGTCTGTGCTCATTTAGTGTGCCACAAGAACAAGTGGCACATCTCATAATTGGACTTATTGAGACTGGATTTTGCTTGAAAGCACCAACCCCCCTGAGTCCTATGCGGGACACATAGTGAAACCGTTGAAAAACTTTGGTTTTTCTGCGATTCCGCCTGCAACCCAGGCACCCCCCACCGCAGGATGCCGTCCCATTGCAGTCTCGTGTGAAACTGTTGATTTGGGATTTTCCTGCAATTTAGGGGTCCAGGTGTCCTAGGTCATCCGCCGCAATCTCATCGACGGTCCATCTGAAACTGTTGAGAATCGCTCAGACTACCAGGTATGGGTAATCTTTATCAATGACCGTTGGAGTTTCATATGCGGTAATTCGCAAAGAAGTTGCATCCTTTAGCAAATCACACTCTTCATCATAAATTGCAACTTGACGTTTGAGTTGCTGATGATCAAGAGTTTGAAGAAAGAAAAGCAAATCCTGATAGGTCATTTCAGAACGTGACGATAATCAAGAGATTTGATACACCAACCGTAGGCAGTTGTGATCTCTTCAACTAGATCATCTTCATCATCTGCCTCCCAGATTTGACCGATTGTTGCTTGAGTGACATAATCAAACTCCAAGAATCCATCACATTCGGCATCATGTTCTGGAGATTGATTCTCGCCACAATACGGACATTCATCATCAAAATCAAACTCAATTTCAGTAACTTGGAATTGCATTATTTGCAGTAGTTAGGGTCAATTTGACAGAAGCGATCTGCTTGATGTTCTTGATACTCATTCACGGTAGCATGAGCAGCAAGACCAACGCGAAGTCCTAATGCTAGAGTAGCAATCAGAAATGCAATTCTCATTTGTTTGATTTTTTGTGTCGATAAGATGCAGATGGGTCGGGATCATAAAGACCACCACCATCTCTATCTTCAAGATAAAACATTGTTGCAAAGGTGGAAAGAATAACTCCACCAATTACCAAAGTAATCATCAAACCTCAGCGAAAGGATTGGTAAGTTGAGGAATCGTATTGAAGTCCACAACTTCATACGGAATAGTGTGATTGAGATACTCTTGAACCTCAAGATTCATTTCAACTCGGTTGAGAAACTTCTTGGATTGACTTTTACCCATAAATGTCAAAGTCTTCAAGAACCACTCTTTAGATACATCACCCATCGGAGTTTTGATGGGGTAGAAATCCACCACCATATTTCCATCTTTAGATTGAAGTTTCATTGAGTGATTAAATCGAAGTGAATTGGAGTTGAGAAACTAATGTATCAGAATTGAGTATCGAACACAAATCCATCGACATAAACACAATCCATATTGTCGAAAGTTGCTTCCCAATCAATCTCAACAAAACCAGGCAGATTGGTAGTATAACAATCAGTTACAAAGTTTTCTGCATACTCACTTTTAGAACTCCATTCACCGCGATAAGCATCTTCAAAGTTGTCAAGATCTTGCAGAGAAAACTCAGCAATGAAAGCATCAACTGCACCGTAGGAGTTCTCTTCACCGAGTTCTACATATTGCTCGTAGTACTCAACAAAGTTATCTTCACCGTGCTCGTTGATGAACTCATAAATGTCTTCATCACCATAGTTTTCTTCAAGAAGATGAGTGATGAAGTCTTCAGTTTCAACTTTCAGTTGGATTTGAGTTGCAGTCATTTGGTGTTTAACCTTGATTACTTCGTAATTGTAGCACCCCCAGAGGGGGTTTGGGGAGTGTATTGTGCCACAAGGATTAGTGGCACATCAGCGTCAAAATTTCACAGAATCCTGATAGATTTCCATACCCTTACGGAGACGAATTGCTTCATCAATCATCTCACCAACCTGTTCGTAAATGTAGGAAGAACCACCTACATCAGCGAGCACATCTTGAGTGAAAAGTGTAGAGAAATAGTCCTCTTGATTAGTTTCCTCATTGAACTCAAAGACATCGTGTTGAGTGAATACAAACGCAGCACAGGGAGCGTTCTCACCTTGACTCTCAATCATACGGTTGATAGAGTCACGAAGTTCAGAAAGTGTGCGGAACATAATCAGTTTTTGTTGCGAGGGTTAATGTCAATCAGTCGGTCAAGTGCATCACCAAGAGTAGAGCGAACTTGCTCATCTTTCAGTGACACAAACTCATACGCTTCGTAGAGTTTGATGTAAAGATCATCCCATTGAGTTTGTGTCATCATCAAGCGAAAGTGTATTGGAAGAACAGAGCATCAACCAAGCGATTGCTATTCAGTTTCACCCAACGATAAACTTTGGGAGTAGCAATCACAATCGCAGCGATGAAGTCAATTACATTCACAACAAAGCGAATGAGATTAACTTGCGTTGCTTCACCATTGTCATCCCACCACAGTTGAAATGCAGTCCAAACATAGGAGAACACACCAACTACAATGGCATAAGCAGTGGCAGAAAACTCAACTACATTATCACAAAACTTCACATAATCAAACTCTTGGATTTTCTTTACCATTGCGTCCACAGGAGGAAAAGAATTAGTCAGTTGCATTGTTGTAGAGAATAGAGAACTGGTGGATCAGGTCCGTCCCTCACCACCCATATACAATACCACACTTTGGGGTCTGTGCTCATTTAGTGTGCCACTACTACAAGTGGCACATCTCAACACTAGACTCACTCACAGTTGCGCTTCAATTAGTTTAGAAAGGTCATTGAAAGTATAACCTGAATCGTTCAGTTCTGCAAGTCCCTCATTATAAAACCAAGGGTCTTCATCATCTTCTTCAACATCAATTTTCACCACAAGACAATTAAGACTAAGACCTGCCCAATCCATTACTGATTCAGGCAGAAACTCACTCTGGTCATCAAAATACCAATAGTCCATTGGTTGAAGATTAGTTTCTTCATTACCTCGGAACTCCCACTCAGTATTGGTTTCCTTTGCATAAATGTCGCAAAGAACACCAAGACAACAATAACCACTCACACTGCGGAGTTTCTCACTGCCTTGCTCGTATTCACCAGAACGCAGAGCATCAATCCACTTTTGCTTAACTTCGGGATTCATTTTAGTTTTCAACATCATTTACATCCTCAAACCAAGTGTCAAGTGAATTAAAGATTTCGGTCACGATGCTATCAGTAATAGCATCAATGTGTGGTTCTGGATTATGCTTGAAAGCACGGTTGTATCCGAACCTAACACCTTCCTCGATTGCCATTTCTAATACAGCACGGAATCTAGGTTTCATAGTCATCAATTCACAGCAAGGACAAGATTAGCAACTCGGTTTTCAGGAACAAACTCTTGGAGTTTATCGTAAATCTTTTGGAATTGATTTCCAAGATTCATGTAATAAGCAGCAAGATGTTTATCATCTGCATCATAGAGAGCATTTTCTTTCTCTTCAAGTGTAGAGATAATGTCCAGCAACTCACCAGAGGTAAAAGAAACTTGCGTCATTGTGCAGAATTAGGAATAGAAACTGTGTATTCTTTTAGAACATCAAATGAAGGTGAGAATTGAACATAGTTCCAATCATTTTCATCCTCGCCCTCTTGGTAGCAATGAATAATGCCATCAAGATCTTGTTTTACATAACAACCATCATAATCTTCATCATCAAAGACATAACCTTCGGAAATAAGTGTTTCAGCAAAAGTCATTTGATGTCGAAAATGTCAAAGATTTCAAATTGAGTTTGAGTGAAGAGGGTATCTTCAGGGGGATAGTTATGAACCTCACTTTGAAGATCTTTATACACATAAAGCATATCACGAAGAGCAGTGAGTTGCTTTTCGTTGAGCAATTCTTCAGTCATCAGAACTTTATTGAGCATTGTGTTGGTGTTGTTCATTATTCAGTAATCACTCCCATCATTTTCACACTTTTGAATCCAATAAGCATAAGCAGGAAAGTTCATTGGATGGTCTTGCTTTCTTTGATACCAACCAAAAGCATTGTTCACTCGGTTCTCAGGAACAAGCAAATAAGGAATGTCGTGTGGAATGTGTGGAACGTAAGTCATTGGGTCTTCCTCAACCATAGAACTACTATACCACAACCAGGGCACTGTGCTCTTTTACTGTGCCACCAGTACAAGTGGCACAGTCTCAACTGAAACTCAACTAAGATTGCTTATATATTTCTTCAGCAGATGTTTTCCCTTCTCTGATTCAAATTTACTTTCAAAGAGTTCCATAAGTTCTAATACTAGATCAGCATAAACAACTGGAACTCTAATGTGCTTTGTTTCACCTGAATTAGGAAACTTTTTTGTGAAAGGCATTATATTCAATTAAAGAGTATAGTGATTTATGCAGCAAGCACCTCTCCTTTCACAAAGATGGTATCAATCACATTTTGAAGTTGTCGGGCAATCTTATCACCATAGTTGTTGTTGACAGGAATAGTAATCGTACCAAAGGGTTTCTTATAGAAAGCAAATTGTCCGGGTTTCATAGTTCCATCCTGGAGTGCTTTACGATCATCTTTATGAACGCGAATAATTCTACCCACAGTCTGTGCCATTTCAATCAAAGGAAGATTGCGAAGCATAATACAATGCGTCAGACCGTGAATACTAATACCCTCACTCATAATAGAATAATGAAACACAATGAACTTCTTGTCTGGGTCAGCACCAAACTCATTCATCGTATCAAAGAATACCTCACGGGATACTTTCTTCTTATCAATGTATGCACCGTGTTTAGAAGTGATGTGCATAATGGTATAACCCATCTCATTGAGTTGTTGAAGCAAATCACTCTCAGTAAACATTGCCCAGATTACTTTGGTGCTAGGTGCAGCAACAAGAACTTTAGGAGCATCACAATCAGAAATCTGAGAGAGAATACCTACAATGTTCTCTGCATCTACAAAAGGAGCATTTTCCTTAGTGCGGATGGTCTCTGCTTCATAAGGCACAACCCGAGGAGGAATGATACTACCTGCCTCAATCAGTTCTTTTGCAGGAATACTGATGATGTTGTTGCCATACACATCAGTATTGTTCATCGACTCCTTGCTGTTATTGAACTTCGGAGTTGCAGTGAAAAAATAGGCATTATCTGCAACTGCTGAAGTGTGAGCAATACCCACAAAGTTAGAAGGTTTCACACAGTGATGCGCTTCATCAAAGAAAACTACATCAATGTTAATATCTGCTTCATTTACCCGATGAATAGAATTGTAAGTGGTGAAGATAATATGATGCTTACCACTTCCGATTGCAGTATCATTGTACTCTGCAATCACTGAAGGACGTGTAGAGGATTGATGAGTAGTTTCTCCACTATGAACGTGCATATAAGAAACATTATGACCCTTAAGGTATTCTTCAAACTCAGAACAGAGTTGATTTGCAAGAAGAATACGAGGAGCAACTACAACAAACGTCATTGGTTCTTTTGCATTAAGAATCCTCTGACGCGTATCCTCCATCATCACTACTGTTTTACCTGCACCAGTAGGAAGATAACAAGTTCCCTTAATTGCTTTTTGAATAGCATTAAGAGCACGTTGCTGGTAGGGATAGAGTTGCATCATCAATCAATTTGTATTCATACAGTATAGCACCCCTCCCGTGAGTTTGGGAGAGATGCTGGACGGTTCCACAAGTGTCCCTTAGAACACAATAGGGTCTAGAGTAGGTTCTTTGAATACCTTAGAAGTTTCTACACTATTCCTATCAACCTCAACAAAGGTATTATACTTACTTTCTTCTACCTTGTCAACTACTTCATCAAAGATGATTAGATTGATACAAGCATTCTTTGCATCTTTGAGAGTCTTTGTAACGTGTTGAGGAGTATCTACAACATCAGCAACAATCCACTTTGATGCAGTTGCTTTACGAATAAAACCAACTGTATTAGAATCCTTCTGGACTTCGTAGATACCAACAGACAAACGGGTGAAGTTGATGGTCATAATCAGTTAGCGTAATCAATCAACAGTTGTTCAAGTGTGTGGAGTGTCTTTACATTCCAGTTCTCTTTATCACCAAAAGGAGGATACAGTTTACTATACCAAACACCATAACGTTCTGGATTTAACTCTTGCAACTTCTCAAGAGTTTGTGCAATTAAAACGTTAATTTGTTGGGTGTAAGTCATAACCAATCAAACAGCAACAGAGAACTCAGGAAGGATGCAGAAAGAATTGCACCAACTACGAACCCATTGAAGAGTATCAGCATAGCAACGAGGTTCAGACATTACTATACCTACATCCTTACGAGGATTGTAAGCAACAGCAACGTATCTGTAGCAATCAGGAGATTCCTCAATCTCTTGAATCCACATCTGATTCACATTACCTTCAATCCAATCCCAACGGGAAGTAGTGTAATAGAATACCTCAGAAACAATCATCAGACTTCATCCCTCATTTCAGAAAGTTTTTCATACAGTGCAGGTACATCTGTACCTACAATTTCACTCACTTCGTCCCAATCATCGTGAAACTCAATAAGTGCAAGAATTGCATCTAATTCTTCAAAAGACAGTGAAGTTGGGGTCATTTCCTTTGCTTGTGTCTCTGTATTATAGGGGATAAAAGGGCACTGTGGGGGGTGTTATGGACGGTTCCGCAAGTGTCCTCAGGCGTATAGATGTGCTCCTGCCCAATCAGCACGTTTATACATTTCTTCCTTTGACTTATCATCAAGGAGATTGTAACGAATACCTTTTGCTGGACCCTTCCAAGATGCTGCCTTATACACATCGGCAGTATTCATATCTACAAATGCGTGAGCACTTCTCTGTCCTTCTGGCGTTTGCATTATGATTCGTGCATACTTCCTACCTTTTTCAAAGTAGTATCTGTATAGACCTTCTCCTTCACATAGTTTATCAATCTGTTTTTGATGATACTCTACATTTTCACCAAGTTCAATTTTATTATGGTGCTGTTTAATTGAATAAGTTTGGAAATTAGTACGAAGAACATCACAATACTGTTGGATTAGATCGAGGACTTGTTCTTTCATAAGAGTGGTGTTGTTCATATCCCTATTATAGGGCATCAGGTGAGTCTCTGAGAGGTGTTATGGACGGTGCTACGACTGGCACATGATGTAATCTTCTATATTCATTTTTGGTCTCTTTGCTTCATCGGGAAGATGATTCCAAATACTTCTTCCAATCAAATCAAACCTAAGATTATAGGCACCGTTTGTTGATTCAAATGCTACTGAAGACCAATCAATAGTATTAATTATCTCATCAAGTAATTGTTTATGATTTTGTATTACAATTCCATATCCTCTTCTATGGGGCAGTGATTCAAAATTATCATAAACTTTCATTGTTTCTTTACCGAAACAAGTCGAAGGAAGATAATAGTCACAACTATACAAATGTTTCTTATTTCTAGTGCTTGATGGTGTTCCTCCATCAGACAAAGAATAAAGTTTAACAATATCAGTTAAGTCAATATTATCTTCAGATACTTTATGGTGTTTAGACCAAATTTGAAAAACTACGTTTACTTTAACTTCCTTTCCTTTTGGATAATAAAAATCACTATCAATTACTTCTGAATATATTAAATTTAATCCTTTTACCCTAGATTTACAACTTCCTTTGCCGTTGCTATCAAATAATTTGGGTAGAATAAAACATACAAAATCAGAAAACTCTGCTGCATAATTGATAAACTTTAGAGCAAGGTTTCCTCTTAATCCAAATGGAGGATTGCCAATACAGATATTTTTATTTCCATTAGGTTTCCATGCCAAAAAGTCAGATTGAATTATCCCATCACATCTTGGTTCAATATCAATTCCGATTCTTTTATTTGTAGGAAAAAGATTGTAAAAACTTCCATCTCCAGCAGATGGTTCAATAATAGTATAGTCTTCAAAATTACAAAATGATGATATAATTTTGATTGCTTTATTGTAGCAATACTTTGCTGTCTCATTACAGGTAAAGAATTGATCTTTGTCTTTCTCATTATACTGAGAATAGTCTATTTTAGTTCCAGATATACGACATAGATCAAAATAATACTGTGGTGGTACTTCTTTTTTCTCTATCCATCTTTGAACTGTACCTTTGTGAACGTACAGTTCATTACAAATGACTGACATGCCATACTTATTATAGATGGGAAGAAAAAAGTCGTAGATATTATTCATGCAAGTTTACTGAGAAGAAAGAAACCAAGAAGGTCATCATTAGGATTGTTAAAATCATACTTGAATGTTACTCCTTTGGCAATACCATTCTCAATGGACCTCATACTAAAGTCAACCTTTGCTTTGCCATCTTCATTCTTACGGCAGTGACCGTTCTTACCAAACAAAGAAAGATCGATCATATCATTTGTCACTACTTGATCGTAATTAACAATCGTAATATACATTACATCATTTGCATCATAGTCAATAAAGACCATCTTATCCCATTTGTCATCACAGAAGTAAACATTCTCATGTTGCCAACCTTTTGCTACACCTTTGGAAACAGTGCGCCCAGAAGTTTTTACTTCAATGCGAAGTTTTTTACCATTATGAAGATACCAAAACAAATCATAAACGCCATCATTGTTAGATGTATTAGAATCCTCGTCCCACTGAACTGGAATATCAGTATATTTCAAAAGAATATCACGAAAAAGTTCTTCTCCCCACTTACCCTTATAATCTGTGGAAAGATTAACAACATCCGCAAACAAAGAACCAGACCAATAGGTTGCTTGTTTCTTGTAGTTTTCAGTCAGTTCAGTGACAAGTGATTTCATTACTTAACTTTTAATTTTAGTTTGAGTGCTTGCAATGCTTGTTTCCTTGCTTTGAGTTTCCCCTTGCAAGTTCCTTTTGTAGTCTTATCCTTTCCTGAATTGTGTTGCCAATTTGGAGTAGTCATTGCCTTGATGTCTCATAAGACTATAATAGGGCATCAGAGGGCACTGTGCGGGTCTGTAGGGACACTAGAAGAAGTGTCCCTAGCATCACCCTCTTGCTGTTGTTTTAGTAGTGCTTCGTTTGCTGCTTCTCTTTCCGCAGCAATTTCAAGCATTTCATCTAGCGTTAGATCCTTCATTGTTTTACTCAGTAATCGCTAGTATCTATAATAATCCAATCTAAATCAAGGTCTTCCAGATATTGAATCAAATCAGAGTCATTATCAGGAAGAACTGAAATATATTCTTCTTTACTTAATTCAAATGACGCTTCACATAAAGCAGGTCCATATTCTGGTGGATCATAAAGAGTTTGTTCATAAACTAATGCAGCATCTTCAATAATTGCCGATACTGTGACTAAACCTGACTGATTGTAGCTAATACTTTCAATTTGTTGAATAGTCATTTTTGAATGAATAAAGTGTAGCAGGCACACCTGGAATCGAACCAGAGACATTCGCTTCGTAGGCGAAGATTATATCCGCTTAACTATGTGCCCATAAAAAAGGGAGCAATGCTCCCTAGTAATCAAACAGCAACAGTATCTTCTACGGGTTGAGTGTAGTTCTCAAGAACAGTGGAATCATAATTATCCAGTGCTTCAAGGATTTCTTCACCAGTTGCTGCTTTGACCAAATTAACAATCAGTTGAGCACCAGCAGGATTTTCATCAATGATTTCAGCAGCGAACTCAATCAGTTTAGCAGACATAGTAAAAATGTAAATGGGTAATTTGGGAATACTATTCCCAATGGAGCGTAAGGAAATCGAATCCTTATTTCTGAATTGCAAATCCAGGGTAATAACCGTTATACTAACGCCCCAGAACAGTTTATGTTTAGAGACCGAACTGCGGCGGTCTAAGTATCAAACACTCAAAGAGTAATCAAGTTCCTCATCTTTGACTTCACAATCGCTAATGAGTTCAATATAATCCTCAAGATCAATTCCAAGATAATTCAAAGCAAACTCTCCATAAGCATCTATGGTATTCTGATTTTTAATAACCATTGAAACCTCCTTGACTTGATGTGTGTATCATAGCACGATTGTTGTGCCCCGTAAAGGTTATTGTGCCAGAAAAAGTAGTGGCACAGTAGTATTAGTTATACAATCAGGGAGAAGGATCGTAATAAACAATCTCTTCTAATGCAGGAAGAATCTCATACTGAATATCATCAAGATGCTGAGACATAATAGTCATATCCATCTCGTGAAGTTTATTTTCACGAGTCACCATCTCTTTGAGAATCTTATATGCTTTTTCAATCTCAGCATAAGCATAAACAACTTTAGTCACCATTCACCTCGTTGAACGTGGATTTTGCGGATTTCAGTGTAAATGAACTTCTTCAGTTTAGGATCTTCAGTAGCATCAAATGCTTTGTAAAGACGATTAAGATAATCATCTTGTTTGGTGCATTTAACTACTTTAACATTAGTAATCCCAAGTTCTTTAAGAGGAGAACCTGATTTTACTTTTGCTTTTCCAAAATTGCCAGATACAACTCCTTGTGTGCGAAGTTTAGGGCGAATTTTAGAAAGATTAGAAGTTGTGAAGTCAGTAGTCATTGAACTCACTTGAAAGTTGCATTAACACCAACAACTTTTGCTGTAGGATTTCTTGCGGTTGCCGTAGCACGGGCATCTTTAGGAGAGTTTGCATAAACCTCTTCCTTGAAGACTTTACCACCAACATAAAGTTCAACAATGTACTTCATAGGACTGGTTCGTTTCAACAAGGTTATTATAGCAGGGTCAGCAGTCCCCACGATAGGGGACTGTGCCAGTTCAGAAAGTGTCCGTCTTAGTGCGACCTTTACTAACTCTACCTTCAGAGTAAAACCATTTTACTCTCTCTCGCCGTGCTTGAAGAAGCATATTGTATTCTTCTTGTTGTTGTTTAGTCAAACTAAAATCCTGCCGCCTCCAAGTTTGTTGAAGTTCTTGAAGATGTGGAAGAACATTTACAGTATCAGTCATTGGTTTCGGTATAAAGTTCAGGGGTTTCGTTGGAAGTTTGAGTCTTTACGCGAACATTGTAAGGAGAATTATAAAAACGCTTGAAGGAAGTATAAACAATAACAAACGTCGAAAGAACACCAACAAAACCAAGGATTGTGGTATAATCACCTGCGAAGTTAAGAGTATCGGGGGTCATAGTTGCAAGTTTATTAAAGTGATGACGAATAAGAATTGATGCAAACATCAATAGTCGTAATTAGATTTCAAAAAAGAGTTAAATGATTGCTCCTCAGTTTCTTCATCAAAGAGACCATCGAAAGATTCTTCTGCAAAATCAAAACCAGAGATCTCTTCAATTTGAAAATCATCAAAATCGTCCATTGACCTCTCTCATTTGAACTTAAGTATCATACACCAGAACGGGCGGTCTGGGAAGGGGTGATGGACGGTTCTCAAGGTGTCCCAGTAAGTTTGCTTAATCTTTTCTTTGTCTTCTTAATTCTGCTTGCTGCTCTTGATATTTCTTTTGTCTTTGTTTTTCTGCTTTATGAAGTTGTCTTGTTCTTTCTAGTGCTGCTCTTCTTCTTGCAGCAAGTCTTTGTCTTGGTGCAGATTGACGCTCAAGAGTTTCAAGTTCTCCTTGAAGCTTTCTCAAATCTTCATTGAATTGTTGAAAGGTCTTCATTATCTCTTGACTTTTTGATTATTTATTGTATAATATCCCTTGAGTATTACACTCACACATCACACACATTAGGAGAATACCTATGACACCATATGAACTTCGATTTGAAATCTTTAAGCAAGCATATAATATGCTCAATGATCAATTTTGTGTAGAACACGATACTGCTGTTCGTTGGAATGAAGTTGAGAAAAAAGAAGTGCCGATGGACTATCCAGAGTTTCCAACTTTAGAAAATGTCCTAAAGCAGGCAGAAATCATCAATGATTTCGTAAGTTCCAAATAAAGTTAAAGGAGGGATAAAACCCTCCTTTTTTATTATATTTTATTTTAAGATACTATGGGACTTTCTTGTGCTCCACCACAAGGTCTTCAGTAGCCAGCAGTTTGGCGAGTTGGGACTTGATTTCGTGAGAGACTGCCATGAGGTTTGTTTCGTATGAGACCATTATACAAAAAAAGGAGGTCCGAAGACCCCCCAGTGGACAGTTTGAAAAGTGGTTCAGTCCTCTCTATAAGTTCCTGCTCTTCTTGCTGCTCTATTACCAGACCCTCTATCACCAGCACCAAAATCACTTTCACCACCTCTACCACCTCTTGTAGCACGTTTGGATGGGTCTGCGCTTACCTTACGACTATATGCAGTTCCACCTGGTTTTTTCATTACCTTCTTATAACGCTCACCAGTTAGTGCTTCATCAAGCATTTCTTCAACGATACTCTCTCTCCACTCTTCACTCATATTCACCATAATGACTTCTGCTGCTTCTGGTGTTTCAGCATATCCTTCATCAAGAAGGTGTGAGAGAATGATGTCGTAGAGGTCATACTCTTCTCTTTGAAGTGCTGCTGCTCTTTTTGCTGCTTTACTACCTCTACCGTGCTTCAGATCAGCACCATACTTACTATAACCTGCTTTCAAATAACGATCGTGTGCGTCTGCTGATTGTTGAGCAACTGATTTGGAATACTTAGAACCACCATAGTCTCTTTTGTCTCTTTCTGCTCTTGCACCAGATCTGTTTAGAATTTGTCTCTTTGCAGATGTATCACTTCTTTCTGGTCCAACATTATATTTTCTACGGAGATATGCACCTCTACTTTCTGGTTCTGATGTTTCAGTTTCTTTTTTCTTACCACCAAGAAGTCTTTTCATTGCTGAGCGAATACCTTCTTCAAGTGAATTTGATTCATAAACACTTAGGTATGCTTCTTGAAGATTGTGAATGTCTTGAGAGTTCATTTTTTTACAAATACTTTTTAGATATTTATAGTCTATTCAAACTCAAAAGATCTATTTGATGCTTTCATCGTAGGAGTTTGATATTCTGGAGCAGAAGTCTCAACAAATACTTCTATTTTAGTGCCATCATTCCAATGACGAATCACACCAGCAACAATAAAAGCATTAGTAATCAAATAGGTCGCAAAAATAAAAGTTCGGATAAGAGCGATCTTATCCGATTCACGATCACATTTACTTGCCTTCTCCCCAATCGCTTTTGCCCACCATCGCCAGGCAGTTTTGTTCTTCTTCATATTTTGATTTTCTTGATTTAACATACTCTAACTGATTCCACTGATGATGGTAGCAAATCACAAGAACTCTTTCATTCTTATGAATAGAACAAGCAAGATAATTTTGTTTATTCTTTGGGCGAACATTGTATTCAATTGTGATATACTCTTTGCCCTTAAAGTAAACCCATCCTTCAACACTTTTAGACCATTTTACATAATCATTAACCTGTGGTTCATAACTCATATTGATTAGCAATCGTAAAATTTGTCTCTTGACATATATTCGATTTGTTTTTGCAGTTGTGAGATTTCGTGCTCTTGTTCTGCAATTTTTCTTTGTAGTTGCTCAATTCGTTCTTGGTATTGTACCTTTAGGTCAAATACCATTTTGTTGGTGTTTGTCATTAGGTTTTAACAACTATCCAATAGTAACAGAGAAATAATCAAAAGTCAACATCTAGTGGTCAGTTTTAGAATTGTCTACTGTAGATTTTTTTCTGGAGATTCTTCCTCTTTTCCACCCGTCACCAGGACACTCAAAATCAATTTTTTCAATTTTACCATCAGTCCACCATTTTTTTCCTTTTAAAAAATTACTTTGGTATTCACTCTTTTGTTTTTTATAATTTGGATTCTGTTCATAAAATTTTTTCATACTGTCACTAAGATTTTCTTTGTGTTCCTCAGTAAGTCTTTTATTCTTAAATGACTCGATAATTTTATTTCTTATTTTTGGATTTTGCCAAGATTTTTTAATTGAGTCACTTAGTTTTTTTCTTTGTTCTGGACTTTTGAATCGAATTTTTTGTGATTTATGTTGATTTTCTTTCCATTCCTCATTACGAATAATGCCACTAGTGCCTTCACCTCCATTAGTCTTATTTCGAAGAATACCAGCGTCTAAATCTTTTCTTCCAAACACAGCAATCATATAGATTTCGTGCTTAAATGCTTCCTCTTCAGTTAAATTCTGTTTGAGAAATATTATTCTAGATTTATCTTTTGGTGGTTTTATCTCACTTTTATTTTTTCTGTATAATCTATCACCGACTCCTTTACCTATGTAATAAGGAGTTTTATCCTCACGCAAATATGCGTAGGTATAAAATCGGTTAGGATTTACCATAACTGCTCTTTTGTTGGGTGCAGTAGTATTTATACAAGAAAAGGAGCATCTCTGCTCCTCCTCTACCTGTGAAGATTGCACCCAACGCAGGCATCAGTATTTATAACCTATGTTGTAAATGCCTCCACCACTCGGGATTCTACATCCTCAGCAAGAGCATAGGTTCTTGCATTAACTACTTTTTCACGAAGATTTACATAATAATCATCATTATATCCATCATCATATTGTTTAATCAAATCAAAACATTCATCATCGTCCTCTGCAATTACATTCCAGATTCCTCCATATTCTGAACGGGGAAAGTTTGCAAAGTGGTCAACGATATACAAGAACTTTTGTGCCATTTGTTTGTGTAAGTTACCTCTTTAGTTTAAGATTAGTCGTCGTCGTTGTCAAGATCGGAAAAGACTATAAACGAAGTTCCGATAGTCAAAAGGATGCCAAGTCCCATACCAAGAATAAAAGTCATCAATAAAACTCCATCAGGAAATATTCAACTGTAACCTCTTTTTCGGAGGCAAGTCGCTCAATCTCTTTCCAAAAGTCTTGGGCAACTTTTTCTTGTTCTGCTTTCATAATCAGGTCTTTAATGCGTTGCGAAATCATTTAAGTTGCTCCTCATCTTTAGGACGAATAACCCTGAAATAATATACCACGATTGATACTACCGTGGCAATCATTGCAGTGTAGATAGAAATTGCAAGTGCTATTGTCATCGGATTTGAGAACTTGGAGGTTTCTTGAGATTCTCTATCTCTTGCTGAGGATAGTATGCTTTATACATTGCATCATCGCGTTGGATTAGAAAGACATTCCATCCAAGAATGACTGCAAAACCAATCAATCCAGCGACAACATACTTGCGGTTCATTTGTTCATCTGAAGTGTAGGAACAGGCATACCACCTTCAATCATTTTCAATCTCCAAGAATACCAGACCTTGCACTATCCACACCATCACTCCAACCATCATTATATCCTTCCTGATATTCAATTTCCATAACCTTAGTAGCAAACCTCATAGCAACCTCACGGAATGCGTTGTTCATAGCACCAATCATATCGGGAGACATACCAAATTCAGTTCCGTCTCCCCAGAGTTCCATTAGTCGTTGGTCAGTCATCAGGTGTCTTTGTGTATGAAAGTATTATAGGGCATCCAGCAGGGAATAGGAGGTGCCTTGTGCCAGTTCTCAAAGTGTCACCTTACTAACCATTCTAAAACCTTTATGTTGTTTATATTTTCCAGTAAAAGTTCTGGCGAGATTTACTCTTTTCAAATCATATCTTTTACAAAAGTCTCTCAAACTATTTGTTTTGTAAAAGATATTAGTATTAAGTTCTAAAATTGTATATTCAAATTTGGAATTTGAATTTTTTATTTTTTCTTTTAATTCATCATCTAATTTTACTCCATATCTTGGATTATTATGTTTAGATGTTTTTTGTTGTATTTTACTTTTGGTTTCTTCAGACAATAATCTTCCATTCATTCCCCCAGTATCACTATTGTATCCATTCTCAAATGTATCAAATACATTTATCCAATACATTTCTCTATCATTAATGATACTAAAATCACACTCTTCAATTACACCATAAATGAAGTTATTTTTTCCATATTTTCTTATGGCACGATGAAACTTATATTGTGAATTTGAAGACCTACAAAAGTGATCATTTATTCTATATTGTAATTTTTGTATTGTTTGACCTATGTATTTCTTTCCTGTAGAAATACAATGGACACAATAGATAGTGCCTTTCATACTACTCTAATTTGACCGCATATTTATTTATGCTAAAAAGGAGGGATTTTCACCCTCCTCCTGACAGATTGCGGTCAAATCAGGTATTATTATTTATTTCCTATCATAAGAAAGAGTTGGCACAGGAAGTCCATTTTCTGTAGGAACATAGATCGTAACATTACCTTTGTTAGATCCTTCTTCCAGACCAGTGATATACAGATACTGAAGATACTCACGGTTGTCCTTTAGACTGTCACCGATGATTTGGTTTGCTTTGGCAACACCAGTAGCACGGATGATCTCAGCATCAGCAAGTTGTTGTGCCGAATCTTTCTTTGCTTGTGCTTCCAGCACTGCTACCTGGCGAGTATATTCTGCTTTTTGCAGTTCTGCTTTACCAGCAAGAGATTGCTGCCACACATTATACTGAGGACCACCAATAAAGATGAGACCACCCAAAGCAATTACACCGATTGCGACGATAGCAATACCAGGGTCAATAAAACCGTTTTGTTGTTTCATTTTGAAGAACCTCCAGTGGGTTTGAAGATAAGATTAGCAAGAACAATCATAACGAAGTTCTGCCAGAATGACAAGGTTACACCAAACCAAGACAAAATCAGTCCAACCAACCATGCCTCAAAGAATAGACTGGCGGTTACAATAACAAGAGCACCAAAAGCAACACCAAGAGCAGTAGAAGTTTTCATAGGTCAAACAGCAAGAGCAGCAGAGGGGATTTCAACGATTTCGGGAAGTTTGCTATCATCAAACTGGTGCATATTATAGCATACCCACTCACCATTACGGAAGACATAGGCAAACTCTTCGCTGTGATCGGGGAGCAGATACTCACAGAGATCAGCATCAAGACGCGGAGGGCAATCTTCACCCCTTTGACTATAGTATTGAGGTCCGTATTCTTGTGCTTTAGTCTCACTATTCCAACGGTCTTCTGTCCAGCAGGAGGACATATCACCACCATCAATCAACTCAGCAACTTTCTCCCGAGTGTTGTAATGAGTGCGGAGAATGCGACCCAACCACTCAGGATAACCATCCCAGTGGTGATACACAGAGAGCACAGAACCATTCTTGAGTTCAAGACCTATGCGACTTCTTGTAGCGATGAGAGGTTCCTCAAATCAACAAATGTATTATAGGGCATCCGCCGCTGCCTGGGGCGGTCGGTGTGCCAGAAAAACAAGCGTCACAAAGGAAGTCGTGCCACTGACTTTCCTTTTTTGTGATCAGAAATAAATTTCCGCGCAGATGCTTCAGTTCTACAGACTTTTAACTGTTGACCATTATGTATAATCATCAGTTGTTTTCCAAAAGGGATGGCAGAATAACTACCATCCCCAACTATAAATCCTTCCATTAAATACTTTGCAATGTTCCTTCTTTTCTCATCTGGGCAATAAACTTACCAACACTTTCTACAGTCCGAATGTGAAGACGGACGTAATCAAGGTCTTCACAACCAAAAACATAAAAGTGATCTGGTTTGTAGGTATATGCTACACCAACTTGGCTTTGCTTATCATCAAACTGAATCTTTGCGATAGCAGAAGAATCAGTGAACTCAAGGACTTCCATTGATCTCTTTCGATTACTCCGTAATCATAGCACAGGATCGGTGCCCTTGGGGAGGTCAGTGGTCAGTTCGCCAACTGGTTCTTCAGGGTATTTAAGTAATCTTCACTACATATTTTTGCAGTGAATCCTGGATAAAACTTATTTACAAGAGTGCTAATACCCATAGCAGTAATAGCACTCTCACATATCAACCAAACTTCTTTTTCTTGTACTTTTACTATATGATCAAAAGGAAATTTCATTCTTTAACTATAAAATTATACCAAGTTTCACTCATACCTTCAATAATCTTATCTGCAGATTCTTTATTCTCCGCATAACCTTCTGAAATCAAATGCTCTATAACACATTCGTAGGTTTTATAAGTTTCCTGCAGTTCTCTAGGTGTTGGCTTCATCTTACTACTTTTTTCTTTTATTTAT